TGACGATGGTGCCGATCGCCGCCAGGCTTCCCATCAGGCGCCCCCCTCTTCGATGGTCGGCGCCACGGCGGCCAGGGTGGCCGGCGCGCCGCCAACGGGCCGGAAGCGCAGCGTCACCTCGGCGGCATGCCCCGTCTGGGCCGGCACCTCGGCCACGCCGGTCCACGCGATGTCCAGATCCGCGGCCACCTGCCGGCGGATCACGTCCTGCACGGCACCGGCCCGCTCCGGCTGCGCCAGGTCGCGCTCGACCGGCTGCACCGTCATCGCCGCCGTGCGATGCACGGCGACGCCCACCGCCGGCATGATGCGCTTGCGCCGGCCGATCGCGCTGCCTTCCCGCGCGTTGGCCTGGATGTCGAGCAGCTCGACGACATGCGTGTCATCCAGCAGGCCGATCGTGGCCCGGCTCACCGCCACCGGCAGCACTACCTCGCCGTTCGCCGCCACGGGCAGCGGCCCGTAATCGCCGGCATCGGTCCATGCCTGCACCGTGGCACCGGCCAGATGTGGCACCTGGAAAGTGTCCGTCGGCGGGTCCGGCGTGAATACCGACGCGGCGAACAGATGCACCGCCTGCGCGATGTCGCTGGCGCCGATCAGCGTGCCGAAGGTGACCGCCTGTTCCTCCACGAACCGAACGGTGGCGCCATCGATTTCCCGGCGCACCGCGAGCGTGAGGATGTCGTCGCCGCCGGCAGCGTCCGGCACCACGGCCATGGACTCGACATGACCGCCGGCCAGCGGCACGACCGCCCAGCCCAGCACCTCTTCGTCCGGGTCGTACAGCATGGCCACCAGATCGCCGCTGTTGCGCCGTATCCAGGCCAGCTGCTGCGGCGCGGACTGCCATGCGATCTCGGCGAAACCCTCGGCGCCCAGATGCTGCGACGGCAGCGACAGCTCGACGGCCCGGTTGGCATCGGCCTGGAGCGAATAGGCGATCTGGAACAGCCGCCTTCCGTCCTTGGCGATGAACATGGGATCGCCCCGCGGCGCGATCGGCCGCGCCCCGGTTGAGCCGATTTCACTGTCCGAGGCGAACTGCACGGTTGTCGGTCCGATCAGCCCGTCGCGCTCGGTCGAGCGGCTGGACAGCTCCTCGCCGAGCGCGCCGATATGCAGCCCCGAGCGCCCCTCGCGCAGCCATAGGATGCGGTTGACGGATTGGCTTCCGGCGATGGCGTAGGCGAAACTGCTGTCGGCGTCCGTGCCGGGCTCGAAATCCTCGAGTGCGCCCGTGGTGCTGAACCAGACCGTGCGCGGGTTGCTCGGTGTCGCCGCGGCGACAAGCCGCTGTTGATGGATTTCCAGGGCCGCCGGATAGCCGTGGCGCGGCGACCACGCGCCTTCCGCCCAGCGATAGGTCGGATCATCGACCACCCCTTGCGGCAGCGCCTTGACCACTTCCGCCGTCGCCTCCGTGGGCGACACGACGCCCGTGATCCGCACGATGCCGTCGGTGCCGGATACGTGCTTCCACACGACGTCGGGATCCGTCTGGACCTTGCGCGTTCCCTCGCGGTGCACCGGCGGATTGACGCCGGTCTTGCCGCTGGTGCCGTTGCTGTGCTGCACCAGCTCGTAGACCTGGTCGCCGTGGCGCATGAGGTCGCCGACATCCACGTTGGTTTCGCCCGTCCAGAGCGGCACATCCGTCCAGTCGAGCGGCTCCAGCCGGAACAGCACGCCCGAATGATCGGCCTCGAACAGGTTGGTCGAGGCGGTCAGCGTTACCGTGCCCGTCACCGCGTCGGCCTGGATCGTGACGGCCTTGTCCAGGTTCTGCACCCGGAACGGTCCGGTATCGGGGTTCAGCGGCGCGATCGTCCAGTTGTCGAGCGCGAACCGGCTGAGCTTCTGGATCGGCTGCGCGCCGTCGGCCAGGTAGATCACGTCGGCCGACTGCACCCATTGCAGCGCGTCCAGGGCGTCCTCGCCATAGGGCGTGGCCAGCTCGTACGGCGCGCCGGCCACCTCCACCAGGCTGCCAAAGCGCCAGACCCGCATGATCCCGTCGGTGAACTCCAGGATCAACGCGTCATCCGCGGCGAACTCGAAGGGCACCAGCCGCGCCCGCGCATGGGCCCGCGTGGCACCGCGATGGATCGTGCCCGGCGCCCGTGTGAGCGGCCCCTGCCGCACCGGCAGAAAGCCGCGGCACCGGGCCACCCCGGTCTGGTAGCGCTGGTAATCGAAACGACGGGCCAGCAGGGGCGAAATCTCGCCGGCGCTGAACGCGTTCTGGGGCGGCTTGGTCCGGGTCACCGCGGCGCCTCCGTTGCCCAGTCGGGCTGGCGCGGGCGCCCGTCCATGCGCACCGCGCTGGCCTGCCGCGCATCCTGGCGCGCCGCGGCCTTGAGCGCCCTGTCGGCATCGCCGCGCAACCGGTCGTGCTTGGCCATGGTTGTCAGCCAGCGCGGCGCCAGTTGCAGCGCCAGCTGCAGCGCCACCGCCTCGGCAAAGGTGGCGGGAAGGTGCCCCTCCCTGTCGATCATCGCCGTGTAGCGCACGCGCAGCGGGCCGGCGACGCTCGCCCGCAGGAAATCCCGGTCCAGCCGCCACCTGGCCGCCGGATCGAAGACTTCGCGCAGCGCCACCATGTCGGACGGGATCACGTAGGCATGGCCGAGATCCGGGTCGGCCACCACGCCGGCGGCCGGCTCGGCCTCCGGCAACTCCGCCAGAACGCTGGCAAAGCGCCAATCGGCGAACTCCAGCGCGATGCGCAACGCCGAGGCATAGGCCGCTGCCGCGTCGCGCGCCTGGTCGCTGTCATCGGCGAACGAGCTCGGGGGTTGCAGCTCGATCGCGCTGAAAGCGCGCTGCACGATACCGGAGGTGGCGATCGGCTGCTGCATGTCTCCCCGCGCGGCGGCCGGGGCCGGTCACGGCCGGCCCCGGCCGGATCAGTGGTAGAGGTACGCGAAGCGGAACTTCATCGAGCCGGCGCTCGCCGCGTCGGCGACCGCGTGCTGGTAGAGCGCGATCCACCCGCCCGGATCGGCGGCCATCCCGAGCACCTCCCACAGATGCTTGCCGTGATTGGCGTCGCCCTGCGCGACCGGGGTGATCAGGTTCTCCGACGCCTGCGTCTGGCTGACCAGCGCGTCCACCGTGTCGCGCGTGCCGATGCGGACATCGGCGAAGCCCAGATTGGTGACGTCGAAGAACGTGTCCTCGTGCAGCAGGCAATCGGCCGGCAGATCCGCGAGGTGGTACATCGACAGGTTGTTGTCGTCCGCGGCGTTGCTGACGCTGCCGGTGGCCAGGATGACGCGGCCCGCGCGGAGCACGGGGTCGGGCACGGTGTCGCCGGCATAGGGCGAATGGAACAGGCTGGAACTGGTTTCGACGACGGCCATGATGTGTCTCCTTCCGGGTTGCGGGCGGCCGGGGCGGGCCCGGCCGCCGGATCAGCTTTCGACGCACTCCACGACCTCGACGCCCGCATCCTCGAGGCGCACGGCATCGACGAAGGCGCGCACCCGCACATACGGCTTGTTATCGGCGTGGGTGTCGTTCCACATCTGGCCGTTGACATCCTCCCAGATGCCGAGGGCGATGTTCGACCGCGTCCAGACGGGGCACAGGCGGTTGCCGTTGCTGTCCTTGGGCAGGCGCGGGGTGACGATCCACCGGAACCCCACCAGCGGCGTCGGGGCACCGTTCTGGAGCTGCTGCTGCGCGAACGCGTTCAGGCTGTTGCCGTCGCCATCGGCCAGGTTCAGCAGGTCGGTCACCTGCTTGGGCGTGATCGCCATGTACATGGCTTCCCCGTCCTCGAGCCCGAAGAAGCGCTGGTTGAGCTTTTCCTTGGCCTCCTTGAGCTTGGCCAGGGTCAGGCCGGTGGAGTTGTGCGCCACATAGTTCGCCGCGGGCAGCGGCGTGGTGCTGCCGCCGGGGCTCTGCCCCTCGGCCGCAGCGCCGAGGACGCCGCCGTTGCGCGTGCCGAAGGTGCCGTCGCTGTGCAGGGTGACGCCCAGGATCTTGTCCGCGACCGCCCGCTGCACGGCGCGCGTGTGGCTCTCCACATACACCGAGGTGGGGTCCATCGCGCGCTTCATCTTCTCTTCGTCGTCGATGTACTGCCCGGATTTCAGCGGCTTGGGGTGCACCAGCCAGCGGCGGGTATTCTTCGGCGGGTTCTCGATGTTGCGCCGGTCGTACCCCTCTGTCTCGATGGCATCGACCGCGCCGACCAGGTCGGCGGCCGACATCGCCTCGCCGCTGGCCTGCACCTCGGTGACCGCTTCCCGCACCTGCGGCCGCAGTTGCTGCGCCACCATGGTGACGTTGTTGCTGTACTGGAGCCTGTGATGCTGCTCCGCCCTTGCTTCGATCGGCATTGCTGCCCTCCGTGAAACATCCTGTCGCTGAGGTTTCGGAGGGGTTGCCCGCGAACGGACCCGCACCTGGCCGTATCGTGGCCTCGGCGGCGGTCTTTCCCGCCGTCATTCGGACCCGTCAGCCGGGTTGCCCGTCGCGCACATCTTGCGCCCGATACGTGCGGAAATGTCAAGATGAAACGGGAATGGCCCGCACATTTTGCGCGCGGGCCATTCCTTGCGCCGGTCAGCCCTGCGCCGCGATGCGGGTCAGCTGCTCGATCTTCTCCTGCATCTGCTTGATGCGGGTGGTGTCGCCCTGCTTCACGGCCTCGTAGTAGTCGCCGCCGGGCTGCTGCAGCTGGGCCAGCTGCTGGCGCGCCTCGGCCGGGGTGGTGCCAAGCGAACCGGCCCCGGCCGCCGCCCCGGTCAGGGTGTCTTCGCCCATCATCTCGCCCATCGCGGCGAACAGGCGCATCGCGTTGGCGTCGCCGGTCTTTTCCGCCAGCGCCGCGCCCAGATTGGTCAGCGCGGCCTCATCCAGGCCGGCCTTCTGCCCCATGACCTGCGCGGCCTGTCTGGCCATCTCGAGGCGCGCCTCCGTCTGGGTGCCCCACTCCTTGCGCAGCTCGCCCCGCATCTCCTCTGTCGCGGCGGCCAGGTTGGTATCGGCTTCCCGCGCCAGTTCGGCGATGCGTTGGGACTGCAGCTCCACGTATTTGGCGTGCACCTCCGGCGGCACCCCGAGCTCGTGCGCCATCTTGCGCGCCTGCTCTTCCAGCTTGTCGTCGCGGGCGCCGTCGGGCAGCGCCGACAGCGCCTCCGTCACGTCATAGCCGTCCGAGTTCTCGGGCACGCCGAACACATCGCCGTGCTCGCGCATCCACTCGGTCACGGACTGCCCGTCCTTGGGCCGGGTCACCAGCGCGGCCGGATCGGCGCCGAGGCGCTGCTCCGCCTGCCGGTGCATGCCGGCCAGCCGGATGGCCGCCTCCGCGGGATCCTCCACCGTCAGGCCCTTGGCCTCCAGGTGCTTCTGCAGCTCGGGGCCGACCCCGTCGCCGCGCCACCACGGCACCGGCTCCGCCGGTTCGCCGCCCGCCGGCGCCCCGTCGGCCGGCGGGTTGCCCGCCGGCGCCCCGTCCGCGGGTTGGT